TAGCGATAGTGGTGAGGGTCGTTGGACGGTTCACGCTGCTGTGGATCTTGGGGTACCCGCTCCTGTTATCTCTAGTGCTTTGTTTGAACGTTTTGGTTCACGCCGTCTTGGTGCTTTCGCGTCCAAGATTTTGAATGGTATGCGTTACAAGTTTGGTGGTCATGACGTTCGCTGATGTCCTTCTTTGGGGAGCAATACCCTTTGTATTATCCACGATTTATTTCGGGTTCAGAAAGGGTGAAAATGTATATTACGAATCAGACAAGTATGATGGAAACGGAACCGCTCACTAGACGTATTGTAATCTTCGGTGCTGCTGGAGATTTGTGCAAGAGAAAATTGATCCCCGCACTTTATAATCTCTGGCAGAAAAAACTTCTGCCAGAAAACATTCTGATTGTTGGAGCATCCCGTAGAGATCTTCCCAAGGATGTCTGGTTAGAGAAACTTGGAGACTATCCTCAGGAGTTTACTGCTTGGTTGGACTTTATCTCTTGTGATCTTGACTGCCAAGAGAGTTTGAACAAACTTCATGACGACAGTGCAGACACAACATACTTCTTATCTGTTCCACCAGAGAGGTACGAGAATGCAATCATCAACCTTAAAGAGGCTGGGTTCTTGGATGACCCAGATCGCTCCCGCGTGGTTATCGAAAAACCCTTTGGGCACGATTATAAATCTGCTGATCATCTATCATCTGTGGTGGCTCGATATCTACGCGAGAAACAAGTCTATCGCATTGACCATTATCTCGGCAAAGATACTGTTAATAATATCCTTGCCACCCGTTTTAGCAATATATTATTGGAACCTCTATGGAACAGGCAGTACATAGAAGAGGTTCAAATTTTTGCAACTGAAACTATCGGTTGTGAGGGACGTGCTCAATACTATGAGACTGCTGGTGCGGTTCGTGACATGCTACAGAATCATATTCTACAGGTGCTTTCCTTGATTGCGATGGAAGCACCATGCCGTATGGATGCTAAGGAGGTTCGCCGTGAAAAAACAAAAGTCCTTGCCGCCACAAGAATGTCCACAGACACAATCCTCGGACAATACTCTGGGTATCGTGATGAGGAAGGTGTTGATCCTCAGTCTGGTACTCCTACCTTCGTCGCTGGTACTCTTTATGTCGATAACTGGCGTTGGGAGGGAGTTCCTTTTCGCGTTCTAACTGGCAAGAAGATGCCCTACCAGTGTGTAGAGGTAGTCATCAAACTCAAAGCACCACCACTCAAACTGTACGAGGGAGAGGTCAATGATCGTATCGTTATGCGTTTACAGCCTAGTCCTCACCTCGATATCCGTATGGATATCAAAGCACCTGGATTGAATAACGATCTAGAACTTGCTACATTAACACATGCATATCCACAAGAACGTGCCATTGATGGGTATGAAAAACTACTCTATGATGCTATCAATAACAATCAATCCAACTTTGTTCACGCTGACGAGGTAATGGAGTCATGGAGAATTGTGGATGACCTTCTATGTACTGGTGACACTTGTCCGATTAGGACTGCTCCTTTCATTTATCATGCTGGCACTTGGGGTCCGCAACATAAAACAGAAAGAGTAACCAATTGGGATTATCCAGCGTAATGGAAAAGAACGAAAAGAGGGAGTTCTATAAAGGACTGACCGAGCGAATCAAGCAACTTAGAATGGAACATTTGTTTGAGGAACCTTGTCCTCTTTACGAACCAGAGTGGGAGGAAGATCATTACTGGGATTGTAGACTAACTTATGATCAGGATGACGACGAATGATGCATCAACTAGGTCACATAGCTAGAGCAGTTATGGAACGTCCATGGTGTCTAGGTATCATGGGATTCTTACTTGTGTTCGTTCCTATCCTTGGGATGTGGGCAGTGCATAAGTATGGGTGGGAGCACTGGGAACCTTTTACTAAACATGGAAGATAAATTGCCTGACTATACAGTAGACATGCACATAGAAGATATTCGTATCTTGTATAACGCTGTATGTTTTCACCTAGAAAGATGGTCAGGAGGGGATCCCACTGAGCAAGAGAAACTTTTCTACATGAAAAATTGGTTATATAGAATGATACTTGATTACCAATTCCATGAACCTTCTCCTCCGCCCCCTTGAAGATATTAACGACCCTGTATGGAGTGTAATCTTTAGTATTATTTTGTTACTTATAGGTGTTTTTTGGGTCGTAAACTATATACTTGGTGTGGATGAAAGGGAACAAAGTAATTCGCAAGACACTGAAGATGAAACAATTCAATGAATTAGTTCTTACAGTTACAATTACAATCATCGACTACCTCTACAGAGGTCGAGACTATCAAAGATTTTGGGTGCTTGAGGAGATCGCTCGGGCACCCTATTTTGCTTTCTTGAGTGTGCTACATCTTCGTGAGTCCATGGGACTGAGAGGACCAGAGCACCTCTATCTGATGAAACAACACTTCGAGCAGTCGGTCAATGAAACAGAACATCTGGAGTACATGGAATCTAGGGGCGGTAATTCTTATTGGATTGATCGTTTCTTTGCCAGACACCTCGTTCTTGTCTATTATTGGAGCAACGTGGTTTATTATTGGTTGGCTCCTCGCTCTGCTTACCATCTCTCCTACGAAGTAGAGATTCATGCAGCAGAGACTTATGCTAAGTATCTTGCTTTGAATGGTCCTGATGAAAAGATTCTTGAGATCTTGAACGATGAACTAGAGCACTCCAGAGAACTAAACAATGCAATGGAGATGATCGATGGATGACAAAGAAAAGGAAAAGCAAAAAAGAATAAAAGAGGTAGCAAAGCATCTTCATCCTCACGATGATGAACCTGATCCCACCGCTTACATGGGGAACTATAACTTTCCTCAGATGTTATTTGCTTTTTGCCTTGGATTTGCAACCATGTTTGTCCTAGCGGTGGATGAGATAAATGATTTTAAAGGATGCCCACTCCCAGAATATTTCCAGAACGAGGTTAAAGGATGAGACAATCCCTCATACTAATTGCATGTTTTACACCTCTTGCTATAATCTACATAGTAATGAAGATTGCTGTGTGGATCTCTGCCGTAAATGCTGAACAGGATTATGTCAGAAAAGAACCATTACGAAAACGAGGACCCTTTGTGGAGAACCCATATGAGGACGTTGATGAAGAGGAAGAGGAATATGGAGATCGCACAGATTATCGATAGTGCTCTAGATGAATGGTACTCTGAGAGGGGACTACCAGTTCCTAAGTGGAGGACAAAAAAAGATCCTGATTGGTGGATTGAATACTTAGAAGAGTTAGGAATTGACAAAGAAAACCCATGAGTTATTATGATACGGTTAGATCTTCTTACGATCTTGGACCTGGATTTAAAAAAGAATTACATACAAAGGACTTAGATAATGATTGCTCTACTTACTGGATTGACCCTAACGGTTGTCTTTATTATCTTGACTACTCGCACACCCAATCAATAAAGTTTGGTGAGCATGATTTTGAGTTGGTAAAATCTAATAAGGGTAGAGTGTCTCCCTGTATTTTTTCTGGTGAGATTGAAGTCTATCCTGCAAAGTGGCCAGTGTATTATGCACCGACTCCCACTTGCAAAATTGTATTTGAACGTGGTATTATTGTTGAGACATCTAAGAAGTAATGATGCAGTGTATTGATTTTATTGGTGTCTGGAAGCAGAAGGTTCCAGATGAGTTTTGTGATGAGATTATTGATTACATCAACTCAGTTCAACTTCAACCTCAGATTGGGAGCAATACTACTCTTCGTCAGGATTATTCTTGCCATCTTTTCCCAGGCGACTTTGGGGAGACAAATGATCCTGATGGAAAGAAAGAGTATTTCTTCAACAAAATTAATTCATATCTTCAACCATGTATGGAGGAGTATGTTTATTTTTTCTCTGCTCTTCAGGGGTCGCAATACTTTAATGCTGAGATTAAACTGCAGAAGACTGAACCCTGCCAAGGATATCATGTCTGGCACTGTGAGAATGTAGGTCCTCAGTTTATGCAACGTGGTTTGGTTTGGAGCATCTATCTCAATACCATTCCAGATAACGAAGGGGAAACTGAGTTCCTCTATCAGAAACTAAGAGTGAATCCAGAGAAGGGTATGATTATGATCTGGCCACCTGGATTTACTCATACTCATCGTGGCAATCCTCCTTACACTACAACCAAATACATCGCTACTGGTTGGTATTCATATCTACCTACAGGTGGAATGATTATTATGGATGACAATGGTCAGGCAGAGTTCAATCCAGAGACGCATCCTGAACTGAAGGATGTTCCGATTACAGTTCAGCATGACTAATCAAAAAGACAGCAGAGTGCCCTTGACAATCTCACTGGGAGTTATTATGCTGTGTACGCTAGCGGTCATCGCTGCTGGTTATTTTCATGGTAACATGCATCTACTCACCACGTTGAAGAACGCTCACTCATGAAAGAGTTTGATTATGACCTCGATTACAAGAGACTTGACTTTACAGATGAAGAAACTCGCAAACTTTATCGTATTGGAAGGGGAGAGCAAGGAGTGTTATTGGTACGCCCTTACACTAACGACATATGCGCTCATTGGAGGTTCGTAAATGAAGCTGCGGCTCACAAATCTTCTAATAAAATATACGAAATGTTCTGTGACTACAAGTCCAGACAGGATTTCATTGGTATGGACATGGCTCGGAAGTTCCTTGAGATGGGATTT